AGGCAAACGCTTGAGCGATATCTCAGGAGCTATCCTCAATTTGCCGACGATCTCCTCGATCTCTCCCATGAACTGCGCATTTCCGCCAGCCTCGGCCCGGCTGACGTTCTCGCTGAAGACGAGGGAAGCTTCCAAGCCGCCTGGCAAGAATATGCCGCGGTTGTGCCGCAGGGCGCACCATAGCATCAGGTAAGATACGCAACCACGTTGCTAAAGAAATCGCGTCAGTGCAACGTGTTGTCTATGGGATCCACTGGAAATGATCACTGATTACATCCCCCCGCCTACGATAGAAAAATTCATGCACGACGATGATCATATTGTGCGTATTATAGTAGGTCCTATAGGTTCTGGGAAATCTATGGGCTGCATAATGGAAATATTGCGCCGAGCTTGTCAACAAAAACCGTTTAACGGAACTCGGTATACTCGATGGGCTGTAGTTCGTAATACATTACAGCAACTCCGATTGACTGTGCTTGCCGACGTGCAGCAGTATTTAGGCCCTATCGTGCATTACTACGTCACCGATTCGACAATACAAATTCGAGCGCCGTTGCCAGACGGTACACATGTACACTGCGACATTATTATGATCCCATTAGATACTAAAGAAGATGTTAGACGATTATTGTCAACTCAGTTGAGCGGTGCTTGGGTTAATGAATTACGTGAGGTGCCAATAGAAATCGTTAGCGGATTATTAGGCCGGCTAGGTCGATATCCGAGTAGGGCTATGGGAGGACCAACATGGTTTGGGCTAATCGCGGATTGCAACCCCTGGACGACCGACTCCGCTTACCACGAACGTACAGTGCTGAACCCAGACCCGAGATGGGCACTGTACCACCAACCCTCGGGGATCGGGCCGAACGCCGAAAACGTTGAGAATCTACCGCCAGGATACTACGAAAACCTCGCCGGTGACCGCGATCAAGATTGGGTCCAGGTCCATGTCGAATCCCAATGGGGCGTCAGCAACGCCGGGCAGGCGGTATTCCGCAGAACATTCCACGCACCGACGCATGTCAAGGACATGGGGGTCGTGGTCAATCCTCAGCGCCCCGTCATGGTCGGGATGGACTTTGGGCGTACGCCTTGCGCGGTAATCGGCCAGCACGATGGATATGGCCGAGCCATCATTATGAAAGAAGTGGTTACCGAGGACATGGGCTTGATCCAGATGATCGAAGAGCATCTCAAGCCTATTTTGACAAACTGGCCATACGCCAATAAGCGGATTTTTATCGTTGGCGACCCGGCCGGCTCCCAACGGTCGCAATTATCCGAAGAAACCAATTTTGACATTTTGAAGGAACAGGGGTTTGTCGCCTACCCGGCGTCGACGAATGCAATCGAGCCAAGATTACTCGCCGTGGACCGACTTTTTCGGCAGACCCTGGCCGGGGAGCCGGGTATTCAAATCTCCCGTGAGGGATGTCCCACGCTGATCACGGCACTGGGGAACAAGTACCGCTACCGCCGCAAACGCGACGGCAGAATGGAGGACTTACCCGAAAAAGACCACCCGTGGTCGGACGTAGTCGACGCGCTGCAGTATTTTTGCCTGGGTACGTCGATGAATCTGACCGGGCGGGTTCTCATGCGGGATAGGCGGTACGCCGTAAGGACGGCGGCGAGGGAGCCGGTGTCGGCGGCCGGCTGGACATGATATAATCGGACAACGCCGATGTGGTGCTACCATCGGCGTTGTCCTGACCCAACGACCTGGCTAGAGGCTCGTTATGGCTCCACGCACACTACCCCCTCGCGACCTCGTACAGCAATTGCTGCGATACGACCCGGTTACCGGCACGCTCATATGGCGGCCGCGCGAAGGCGCGAAAAATTGGAATAGCCGACACGCCGGAAAGCCGGCTGGAAGCCTGTCTCCCAACGGTCATATGTATACGTCTATCGGTAACGGTACGCATTATAGACTTCATAGACTAATATGGCTGCTTGTTTATGGCGAGCCAGTGCCGGCTGTAATAGACCATAAGGATCTTGATAGGTCTAATAATCGAGTGAGTAATCTACGCGCGGCTAGTTACTCTCAAAACCAAGCAAATACAAGAAAACGTAGGCATAATACAACGGGACATAAAGGCGTTTACCGAAAACGCGGCAAATTCTTCGCCCGTATCAATGCAAACGGTGTAATGGTTCACCTCGGCACGTTCGATGCACTTGAAGAGGCTGCTGCAGCTCGTCGAGAAGCTACAGATAGACTACACGGAGAATTCGCTCGACATGAATAAACTTATTGTATACTTCCCTGAACGCCGCCTAATATGTAGCCCGCGATAGACGATAACGCGGCAACGGCGGCCTCGCCGCTGATGCGCTCTTGCATACACAGAATTGCGATTGTCGGAATGATTAGGAAAACCACAACACCGCGACTGATGATGTGACCGCCGATCATCGCCTTGACGATTTCGGGCGGCGCGAACAGGGACCCCACGACGACCGTGCCCGCCATCAGCACGAGGATGCCCAAGACCGCAAAGACCGGCCATAGGCTAGCGAGCGAGCTGGGCGGCGTGCTCATCCTCGGAGTGTACCCCGCGACGCCTATACGGTGCACGGCTCTCGTGGAACGTGGCTGCGGGGCCGATAGAAGCGCGCCCGATAGCCCTTAGCTCATCGCTAGGCACCACCCACCGACGCCCCCTTAAGGGCGCTCCAGCGCCTTCGTAGACGATCTGTAGCTCACCGGTACGGTGGCGCTGCAATACCAGGTCGACGGTGGGCACGCTGACGCCGACGTGATCGGCGACAGCCTTCCTGGTGGGGAATTCCCTTTTGTCCTCCCACAGGCGAACCATCAAGGCCAGCACCCTCGCTGAAGCCTGGGCCGGTCGCTGCGACCACGACTTGCCGCGCAAATACGCCGTCAGGCACTCGACCGCCTGGGGGTCGATCCTCGGCAGGACATACTCTCGCATGTTTCTAAACCGTCTCCTCAGTAAAACGGATCAGGAACAATACATACTCTAGATTGGTTCCAATTACAAGATCATGACGACTTAACGTGATTTAACACTGTGGGTAGTACGGTGGCGTACGTACGCCATCGCCTACCCACGCAGGGGTTTTGGGGCGCAACCACCTACCCACGCAGGGGTGCAGGGGCGAACCCACGCAGGGGTGCAACCACCTACCCACGCAGGGGTTTTGGGGCGCAACTATAAGTTGGGTTTCAAATAATATTATTCTCGTATTTCCGACTACGGGGAGCGGGCGGGGGGCCGGCATGGCTTTGGACAAGTACTGCCCCCCGGAGGCCCGGCCGCGCCATAGTCGCGTCAAAATAAAAAAACAATGGTTAATTTACTCCCGGGAGTAACCGCGCGCGCCAATACAATGATGTATTCTGACATTCTGCATATAATGAGGGGCTATTCCCTCGTATCGTCCCGAAAGGACATAGACTATGGCACGCACTTCTACTCGTCGCCCGAATTTGGTCGCGCAAGCCGTGGTTAACGCGGAGCGCAATGAAGCGCAAGACGCGCAAGCTGCTATCGACAGCGTAGTCGTCAGCGCAATGCGCGAGTTCGTTATCGCGACTGAGAACAAGGCCGAAGCGGACCGGATTGCCCGCGAGGCCGGCGAGAATGTCGCGAACGTCAAACTCGCGATCATGCTCAAGCTCGCCAAGGCGGCGCACGCTGGCAAGTGGGGCGCGACCGCGATTAAGACCGCGCTCGACGCCGCAATGCTGGTCTGGGCTGGCAATGCGACCACCAGGAACGCGGCTGGTAAGGACGTGACGCCGGCGGATCGTCTCGCGTCACCTGTCGCGCGCAGACTGCGGAGCGAGTTCAACCTCGCAATGCTGCCTGACGTTCGCGGCAAGGCGGCTGGCATCATCGAACGCGCCAGCGTCGCGTGGAAAGAGGAGGAGGCGCTCCCGGTCGCGGATCGCGTGCTACACGCGAAATACTGGGACCGGCCGGCGGAACTCGCGCTGGCTCACCTGCGCGCCGCCAAATCGACAACTG